TTGTTTAGTTTCTTCGCTGTGTTTATTTCCTAGATTTGGTGTTCTACCTTTTCTTTTTTCAGATAACTTAGCACGAGTTTCGTCGGAATGCTTAACTCCTCTTCTATCAATAGCCTTGTTGTCTGTTTTGTTTACCCACTTATCAGACTTAATGACTTTTAATCTCCTCAGTACCTTGTGTTCCCACTCTCTAGCTTGTTCGATGCTATCGAAAATCTTTCTAATTTCGACCACATCTGGTTCACCCAATTCTTCGACCAGCAACTTAACATGCTTAGACGAAGTCTTGTATAGGATCCAAAGGTCATCCTTTGGTTCAACTTCTTTGGAATCTCTAAGACCATAATACCATTTATCTACAACAGACCACCCTATCAAATATGTGTAATTCATACATCCTCCTTCCAGATTACCTATTATTTAGTAAAACCTGAAATTGAGAAACTAAATTATACAATGATTCCTTGTTTTGGTGTGATAATTTTACCAGTCAATTCTTTGTAGTGATTGACTAGTGGTTCTTGTGGGTCAAGAATGCATAGGATTGAAGATTTCTCGAAATACACCTTATCAGTTTTAGCATACGGCGAGAACTTCATCAAGACCAACCCTTTCTCTGGGTGCATGGCAAGCGAGTAGGGATTATGTGCTACTTGAACATCAGTCATCTCAAGTTCGCAAATAATATCTTCGCCTGTGATTAGTTTTACTAGTTTGACTTCCATCACGGCACCGACGCAGTAATACTCTTACGTGGCTTCACGATTTGAGCGGTGGCGGAAACATAATCGTCAACTAACGATTCTACTGGAGAAGCGATGAACATAACATCCTTCTTCTTAAACTGAATGAATTTGTGCGCACTTGTATATTGCATATACGGAATGAACACTAAGCGACCATCTTGGACTGCGACCAACATAGGGTCTTTACACCCAATGGTTTCTTCGTCGACTGTAATGTCAGCGATAATTTCTTCATTAGTAACTAATTTAATTACTTCAATACTCATCTAAATACCCTCTTCAATTTTGCCAGTTTCTTCTGGCGTTTCAATGCGATTTCTTTCTGGATGAAAGAAGCGCGGTCAATATACTTAGTTCCGTTCATATGGTCGTATTCATGCAAGAAACATCTTGCAGCCATACCAGTGAACTTTCTTGTTACAACATTTCCGTTAGGCTCGGTGTAGCGAACCTTGATGTGTCTTGGTCGTTTGATTTTAATACCAAGTCCAGGAAAACTCAAACATCCTTCCTCTAGCATAATTTCTTCACTAGATTCATCAATCACCTTAGGATTAAAACATACAATTGCAGGTACAGCTTGCATAGCAAATGCTCTGTAAGGCAATCCAATTTGATTAGCAGATAGTCCAAGACCATTATGATGGCGCATGGATTCAACTAGGTCATAAGCCAGTTGAATTGGGTCTGTAGCAGGATTGTCGAAATCAAACTTCGGAAGTTCTTGAGAAAGGATAGGGTCGCTATCTGGCACAAGATTATGAATATTACCTTTTTGTACTGATTCTTCATCACTCATTGGTTCGTTCATAATCCTCTCTCATTTGTTTGCATTCATTCTTATGTGGGCATTCATATTCTACATCTTCTAATACATGGTCATGTGCCGAACAGAATTTCTGTAATTTGAATCCATCCAATGGACATTTCGTTTTATCGTCATCGTTTTCGCTCATGAGAAAAATCCTTCTAGAGTCATAGAAGTTCTTTCATGTTCTCGCGGAAGTAACAGACGATAGACATACGTTCAACGCAGTCCATACAGCAGTTGTCGTCTGGCGGCAAGATTTCCGTATTGCCATGGATTGCGGTATGATTAGCAATCAGCAGCACATCTCCTGGGCGGATATTTACAGCTACTCGGAACTCTGGCAATACCAAGTAGCCACCGCGATAATTCTTACCGTTGGTAACGACACCAAGGTTAGAGAATCCTGGTCCGAGATCGCCAGCATCTCTATGCGCGGCAGTACGGAAATTCTTGTTAATAGTGATCGTGGTGAAGACAGTATCTCCCGCGACACGGAAACGCTTATCTAGCCTGTCAGAATATTCTTTCTGAACGCCATAGCGTTGTGGCAATAGATCTCTAAAGAACTTGTCCAGCTTACGGAAGTATGGGTATGCTTTCTCAAACAGTTCTGGATTCTTCCAGTTGTATGCGCAGATGCGACCATACGGAATTCGTGGATAGCGGTCAAAGAATCCAGCGATGCCTGAGTTGACGACAGTAGCGTAGGTTGTACCAGAGATACACTCAGCCATTTCTTTGGCTTGTTTGATTTGTTCTTCGCGCGGAAGTTTAATTGTCTTAGCCAACCAAGTGTCGAAGAATCCTTCGTACTCTTCGTTTGGTTCTAGGCGAGAAGTAATCTTGTTGCGTAGCCAGACAAGACCACGAGTAGACTCAGCCTTGAAGCTGGCTTTCTCATCAATCAACGTCTGTACTGGGTCAGAGCCATCGAGTGTGGCGGATGGATGCGACATAGCGTCAAGCACTGCTGTCTGCCAGTCCGTGACCCAATCACGACCACCGCACGTATCAGTTTTTGGTCCAGCCGCAATACCTCGGTTCTGGCTTTCAGTCGCGCCTTTGATTAGTCCTTCATACGCACCAGTCTGTTCTTCAGCGGTGTAAACTCCCTTGCGGAATTTGAAGGCAATATTGTGTTCGCCATTTCCTGGGAACAACGTATTATTTGGAACATAGAAATCACAATCTTCATCAATCAGAAGATCGTAGTGTGATTCATCTAGGAACGTACCCAACAGATGCTCACAATTGAGCCATTTGTCAGCTACGATAACTTTAGGTTCAGCCATGTGGTACTCCTTTTAATATATGTCTATTATACCCTATTTAGAGATATTAGTAAAGTTTAGAAATGAACTTAAACACGACATCTTGGTCATGTTCATTTTCGTTAAGGAATTTCATGGTATATGGCATGAGAGTGAAATTCGTCAAAAGGTTCTCGTATTTTGTTTTTCTTCCTTTCAGGAATACTTCTGATTGGTCAGAGCCACGGTCAGCATATCTTGCTCTCAGAGTGTCTGGTTCTGCAACCAGAAAGATAATGTCCAATTCAGTATTTGGTTGTTCTGACAAGAACTCTAGGAATGATTGATTGAAGACTCGGTCGCCCTCGAACAATATATTTGATGTTGTGGATTCCACAAACTCTTTGACTGCTGGTTGAACTGCCATAGAAAGACGGTCTGTTCCTGCAAAGGTTTCACCCTCTTCATATTTACCAAGAACGTATAGGTCTTTTTCTTTACAGTACATAGCACTGACCAGCTTTACTGGTTCAACTGCTTCCCATGTTAATGGCTCCATAAACTTTCTTACCAATGTGGTCTTACCAGTTCCAGGTTCACCGCCGATTGCAATAATTTTTCTCATACTAAAAATGCCTCAAGTCCAGTTACGATTGGTGCTTCATCTTTGAACATCCAATCAAGTTTTTCAAAACGTCCAGTACTAACGAAGCCACTGAACTTATCTTTATTTATGGAATTTCTACCAGTCAGTCTAGGGTCGAGCGTTTCGTTTCTCGCTTGCCATAGAACTTCCCACTCAATACCATACCAACCATCTTGTTCAGCTTGTTGGATTTCTTCTGACTGTCTATCGAGATAGTAGCCAAGATAGCGACCGTGATGTTCACGGAAGATCTTCTTGAACGAACACAGACAGGTTTCCATAGTGAAGAAGTCGATTTCTTTCGCTAGATGCGGAAAACGAATTCGCATTTCTTCTAGGATTTCTGTCGCCTGTGCTTCAAGCAGACTGTAATCTTTTGGCTGCAGGTGGGTGTCGTAGTCATCATCTTGACCCAGAGCCATCAACAAACCATTACGATGAGATCGAGAACCGCTGTAATCATTCAACATCAGAGAGGTTGGCTCTACATGAATACCTGCTGTGTGCTTCAAGTGTTGCATATAGAACCATACGGAATAGCGACCAAACTTGAATAAGTTTTTATTCAACGCTGACCAGATATTGTCAAACGTCTGCGATTCGTTGTCACCATATAGGGACTCAAACACTTCGCGTTGGTCGTTGTTTCCGATAAACTTTTGGTAGGAAGCGAACATCGGCGGAAGATGACCTTTGTTCCATTTAGTATCAACCTGATAGCGTAGCTTCTGATAGTTATTTGTGTTCCACCATTCCATACGAGCGGTGGTGGCTAGTTCATAGTCAGGGAACTCATTCATCAGAACCCAAGCTGTCGGAAGCTGGTATGTGTTACCATACAACCAAGATAGCCACAGACGCTGTTCGCTGTTGTGCTCATATCGGTCGTTGATATACTGGGTGCACCAAACCGCTGGGTCGCAATCTTTATATTCTAAAGACCACGCGTACCAGCGGATGAATGCTTCTCTACGATTTTCTAGTTTTCTGTAGTCCATTATTTTTCAAATGCAGGTAGAACATCTACTACGATCGGAAGATTGTGGAATTTGATAACTTCCTGGATATCTTCAATATCATGGTTGTTTTCTAAATCTGACTTCTTAGTGTAGTGAAGGACAATTGCACCTTTGTGGCACTTCTTGGTGCGCATGTGTCGTTGAATATAAGCGAGTGGTTTACCTAAACTACATTCACCGACTGTTGCATGAATTGATGCAATTCCTTTAGAACCATAATTATCCCATGAATATTTTGTGAAGAATGCTTCATCATATGCAATAAGGTTTTTCTGGTACTTCAATTCTGTCTGGGTTTTATCCCAATCGTTGATGAACTTCTTAAATAGACCGCTGATTTTCTGTCTAGATGGTATTACCCTCGGATAGAATCTTTGGTATAATAGTTCGCGAGCGTGGTCTTTGTGTAACTCATCGTTGAAATCTAAATTCTTTTCGCATAAGAAATTGTTTATTTCCCTGAGAATGTCAGCGTCTGAGTTAGGAACTTTAACTTCAAATGATTTTGCGTTTGCAGAAACACCAAACAATCTAATTGTGTCTTCTCTGCGTTCCTTAGTTTCACCAAATTCTTTCTCGTCGATCAAAATAACTGGAATCGATGAATGCTTCCAGCCTTTAGCTTTATGTGCCGCGCCGAGTCGCGTGTTACCGTCGACAACGCGCCTGACATTTCCTTCGCCGACCACGACAATAACAGGCTTGAATGTTTCTCGTGCCTTGATAGGCTCTTGTTCCATTAGCGTTTTAATTTCGCCCACAGTCGTATGATTAATCTTTTCGTATCGAACCTGACTTCTTCCGTAAGAATAGACTTCGGTCACAGGAAGTTGATGTATTTTGAATTCGCCGTTGGCGATTCTTTCCATCAATCCATCTACGATCTTACCACTGATGCTCTCGTCGCCATCATCAACTATCTTAATACCATTAGATCGACCTTCAATATATTCGATAACATCATTCATCATTTTCTGACTAAGGATAGATTGATCACCACGATGGGCAGTATTCTTACTGTTGTAGAACTTGTCTGGCATAACTTTGGTTCCATAGTCTAACGCGAACCATTCCAATGCTTTAACAGTAGCTTCATCTCCGATGAACAGATGAGACTTTACCATGTTTTTGTTCCCATATTCATTCCAGAAAGGAGAATCCTCATGCAAAGAAGTAATATATGTTTCTTTACTTTCGCCCCTCGGAGTTTTCGATCCGATATTCATCATACCGTTGTGTTTATTCCTATAAGCATACAGGAAAGAAGAGTTCGTGTCATAGATATTCATGATAAAAATTCACTCAATGTGTTGTTAGTTTCATAAGAAGAGACAAGAGAACCTTTCTTGCCACTATACAATGCGCGATTCACAATAGGATCTGCGGTGTCGTATAGTCCATCTTTTATTTCAGTTCCGTTCATTTTGAACATGCTCAACGAGCATCCAGATTTCTGCAAGCCCCAGAACTTGAAGCCGATGCTCTCATAGAAAGCGACAGCATCAGGCTCAGCAGAAACACGAAAGTAAGTAGCACCTTCAACCAACGAATTGGCATACGCGCATTCTGTAAGAGTTTTGGCTACACCTTTACGTCTGTGTTTGACAAAGGTATGAAGTAGTTGAAGATTGGCAACTCGAGGAGAACGAATACCAACTGTGGTTATGATTGCACCCATCAGTTCTTCGCCGTCATATGCACCGATACAGTGTTCCCATATCTTCTGCATATCAGCTTTTGCTACAAACGTCTTCGCGAATGCATCGGCTTTATCAGCACTGATGGCATTTACAAATTCATCACGCGTGCACTTCTTCAACTTCATTATATTCTCGGACTTTAGTTCCACGTTCTTTATCATACTTCGTTGCTTCCCAACCATCGTATTCTAATTTATCAAAATAAAACGGCGGAAATGTAAAATTGTCGCTGGCTAGAATTTCTCGAACACTTGGTCCACCATTTAGCGCAGCATCAATAAATCGTTCAGCAAACTTAAATTGCGATTCAACTTCTTCGCGCTTAGTAGATGAGCGAAAACAACGGAACTCAATCGTTCCTGTATGTTTCATGCAGTAAGTGTTGATAGCATAGCGGAAAGGACGACCCATTGACACGCCATCTTTACCAGCAGCGTGTAGCTTAATGAAGTGATTGAAGTCCGTGGCTAGGTTGATGATGTTATCGCACATGTAGTCTGGCATCACACGACCACCATCGTACTTCAAATACGTCTTGGCATTCTTACTTCCCTTCATATACTGAGAGTCATAATAGCCATAGCATGCGTCAATCGTGTCTACTTGGTTAGCTTTGACATAAGCAATGAGACGCTTCAGTGCATCGACGTCATTCTTTAATTCAGGAACATAGACGTGTAGGTGTCCGTGATTGACACAACCAGCGGTCGGTGTAT